CGCAGAATGTGTTTGGCTGTTGGTGGCAGGAGAGTGCCTGCACACACTATTTAAACCATAGTTGGTTTGACATGGCTTACTCTAAAGCTGTGACGCCGGAGTCGGAGTTCAAAGTTAACACTCGGTCAACTGCTCGACGAATCTGGTCATCGCAAAGGCGATAGAGGCGGCAAAATCGCTCATCATCAAAGGCCATGTAGCCGAGCCTAGCTGTTTCAAGCATATAAGATGCTTCAGCTTCTGGCTCAGATGTTTTGAGCTCAATGTCAGCTGTGACAATGCCAGATGTCAGGGCTAACAAGCGTTCTAATCTTTCGAGTCGGGATGAAACATCGAACGCAGGGTGCAATTCATCCATGGCCTCGCGGGCTGCTGAAGCCTTAGCATGGGCTATCTCGAAAGTTGGATGCACGCAGCCTTTGCTCATCAAAGCAACAGCACTCTCGAAAGCAATGCTGTCAGGCATGCGCACAACATACAGGTCGAAACCTGTTCCAGAAGTGGGCAAAGTGGCGGTGTCAATGGTCACTGTTGGCCCTGGCCCTGTAACTTCAATAAACGCATCATGGCTATAATAGGCTGAAGTGCCAACATTCTTCCTCTGCCATGTGGTGTCATTGAGGTAACCGAAGCCAGTGGTTTTGAGTGCACAGTTGGTGAATGACATGGTGGTGGTGAGTGAGGCAGCACTCGTTCCAAACCAATAGGCCTGAACCCACCATATCCCGCTGGTTATCTGGTCAGGAAAAGTAAACGTATCCTGGTTTCCAGACGACGGGAGTGTCAGCTCGAAATCACCTCCCCACTTGCGTGTGTCAGTGGTTGAGCCCAGCGTGTCGGTGTTATCAAAGCCATCAGAGTATAAGCGCGCCACTTGTTGGCCACCCCTAGGGAGTGAAGGGCACGAAAACTCGATGTCATAGATGACATACAACTCACCAATCACTGAGGCAGCTTGTGCCCCATAAGTGCCAATCGTCACCTCAGCGCAGTCGTGAAACCGCCTGTCAACAGTGGCGCTGGCATCAGAAGCATTGGGATCAGTGAAGAACCAATTGCTTGAAAACTCGTTGCACTCTATGCCATGCAGCATGTCCTCACTTGGTGGCCCACTAGAAATATAGTGGGTTTGCTTCATTGCCTCGGGTGAGGAAAATTCGTTGCGGTTAACATCATATTGAGTTGCAATCATAACTTCACCAAGGGCAGTGTTAGTGCTCCCAATGGCTGAAGCTGAAGTTGAAACAAACATAAAGCATGCCCCGTGCAGCCGATATTTCTCATAGTTGTTAGCTATACTTGACAACCATGGAAACAGCAGCACGTTAGTGGGTGAAACTTCAAATGTTTGCTCGCTAAATGCAACTGATGAGTTAATGTAACCAACGAATTCAGCATGCCGCACGCTTGTATGGGCTGAGCCACTGAAATTTGGCATGCGTGATGCACGGGGATTAGCATGAATGAGGGAATTGGTGTGAATATTATAATCACCGTGGCCGGTGATTGTTGTTGCTAAGGCATTGGCTGCCTTGTTCAGGACCTTACCCAACATTCCAGGCAAGAATTCGCCTGCGAGACTTCCCCCCAAGTTCAGCAATCCACCAGCTGCCCTTCTCAGGAAACTGGGATTGCCCCGTTTCTGGCCTTTCTTGCCACCACGCTTCTTGGCCTTACGCCTTGCAGCCCTCATCTGCGCATAATTGCCACCATAAATGCGCACCAACTGGTTGTATCTCTTGTGGAGAGCAACACCAGTGGGAAATGATAGCCATGAGAAAAAGGTGAAAAGCATGTGCAAAAACATGTGGCTAGGAACCAAGTTTCCCAACATGTCATCCTCCGCCCGCCCAAAAATGGCAGCAGAGTGCAAAGCCATCATCACATTTCGGCAATCTGCCAGCTTTGCCTTTTCCTCGCGTGCCTCCTCACTTGCATAGGCTGGGGCACTGATTCCATCACCCACATCTTCAAAACCCAACTCTTGCTTCAAACCCTCAATAAACACCGGGTCATCAAGCGAGTATGGGAAGTTGTCAATGTGAACATTCATCTCTATCCACTCCTCAATCTCAGTAATAATAATGGGTGACATGTCATACATGAGAGAGAATGCCCAATAAGTGGGTTCAGTGGGATAGGTGGCAGTGCCTCCCTGGATCCGGTAAGGGTTCAAATGGCGATTATCGCGCCGCGGCCTAATGCCGCTTTCCTCAGCCGTATCAATTATGGCCCGCAAAAACGAGCCCAAGATCGGAATATGGCCTGCTGAGGTTAGCATGCCCCTGGCTGTGCCATATAGCAGTGACTTGAATGCTGCCTTGGTGTGGTTATGGTGGTTTAAGCCAAGCTTTGCAAACACCTTGAATGGGAAGTTACCCCACTTATAACCATCATCAGTTGGCCAAAGCCTCCCTGAACAAAAACAAACCTCACTGACTGTTTCTCGATAAACGGGTTCGCATTTCATGCCCAATCTCAAGTAAGCCTCAGTGATGTCTTCAGGGCGCACATAGTCAGTCGTTCCACAAACTGAGTCATCACCCATAACCATGACCCAAACATCAGGCCCAAAGATGAACTTATGGATCATAACATTCAGGAAGGAGTTAAACACTGATGTCCACAAATCACCAGATCTCCTCCCATGC